CGAATTTGATGACCCTATCAGCACAACTGGTATTGTTCAATCTGCTGGTGAAATTACAGATATTGAAATGGGTGGTAATGACCTTTACAGATATATACTTCCTTTGGGTACTGCTACTGTAAGTGAAGCTATAACAGGCTCTACGGAAAATGGCAGCATCTTTTATGCTCCTACTGTAACTATTATGCTTAACGGACTTAGCAAGGAAGACCAAAATCAAATTAAATTATTAGCAGCAACTAAAGTGGTTATATTTGCTCAATTAAATGCTCAACTATCAGGCAAAGATGTTATTATAGGACTAGGCGTAACAAATGGTATGAACTTAAACTCAGGTACTATTGATTCAGGTGCTGCTTTTGGAGACCGTAATGGGTACTCTTTGACCTTTACAGGAATGGAGCCTTTGCCATTTGCAACAGTAGCTCCTTATACTACTGTGCCATTTGATAATGCAGCATTTACTATTAATGCAGTAGTAACTTCATAGTTAGTTTAGTTAGTAGTTTTAGTATATTTCTTATATTTCTTAGAGAAGAGTGGTTTTTTAGCCACTCTTTTCTTTTTTAAATTAGTTAAAAACAAAGTAAAGCAAATAAATAACCAACTTTTCTATTATATAGTAGGTAAAAGAAATATGATACAAGCAATTACAGGAACTAACTTAACGGCATACTTACAAACTGAAGACAATCGTATTAATACTTCAGTAGCTAAAAGTAAAATTAGGCATTTGTTTAAGTTTACAAATGATATGGATAAGTCTATTGTATATGCTTATGCTTCAAGTGAAGTTATTGAAAATAGATATACTGAATTTGACTTTTTGTATGATGCAACGCCTGATATTTACACAGGTCTAATAGATTTAAAACCTGCTGGATATTGGAAATATGAAGTTTATGAGGTTAGTTGGACAGGAACGGTTACTATTTCTAGTGGTTTTGCTCCTGCAACAGAGACTGATGTTTTAAGCCCTTCTGCTTCAAATAAAGGCATTGTGCAAGGTCTAGTGACTAAAGGTAAAATGTATGTAGCAGACGCCTCAGGAACGGCTCAGGTTCAATATACGCCTTATGTAGAACCAACAACTACTAATTATATATATTACGGACAATAAAAATTAATTAAAAAAATAAAAGAATTTAAAAAATAAAAAAATGGCAATAGATAATGTACAAGCAGTTTTATCAAAACAAATAGGCACAAATAAATGTGATATTGTAACTTCAGCAGAAGGTTCAATTGGAGGTGATTATTACTGTGCTCACTTCCCTGTAGAAACTGAAATATCACTTTTATTAGCAACAAATATAACAAATGTAGGTGCATCAGCTTCAGCATTTGACAATCTTACTGTACCTGCTGGAACTACTTTGTTTCTTAATATTACAGAAATAGAAGTATTGTCAGGAATGGCTATGTGTTATTACACTCAAGCTCAGTAATGTTAGCTTTAAAACAAGCATTAAGTTTATCATCTACAAGTTTAAGAGGCTCTGCAGTTTCAGCATTTGTGTTTGGTATTGATACCGCTAACATAAGTGCAGGTTCAAGTACATCAACTCAATTTAAACTACCATTAACTACTTCTACAGGGCTTAATGCAGTTGTTGATTGGGGCGACTCTACAACAGATACTATAACAGTATTTAATGCTCCTGAAGTTACTCATACTTATGCAAGTAGTGGTACTTATACTATAAGCATAACAGGAACGCTTCCAGGTTTTCAGTTTAATAATGCAGGGGATAAGTTAAAGATTTTAAATATATCAAGCTGGGGAGTTTTAGATATTACTACTAATCGTGCTTTTTTTGGTTGTACAAATTTAACTTGTTCTGCTACTGATGCTCCTACAATCAGCACTACTGATTTATCTTTTACGTTTTTTAATTGTACAAACTTTAATGGTAATATCGGGAATTGGGATACAAGTGGAGTAGAATTAATGGAAGGAATGTTTGCAAGTGCTACAGCGTTTAATCAAAATATAGGAGCTTGGGATACAAGTGCAGTTAATAATATGTTTAGAATGTTTAGGGGTGCAAGTGCTTTTAATCAAAATATAGGAACTTGGGATACAAGTGCAGTTAATAATATGGGTGGTATGTTTCAAGCCGCTACAGCATTTAATCAAGACATAAGTGCTTGGGATGTTAGTCAAGTAAGTAACTTTAGTTTGTTTATGGCAGGTAAAACTTTTAGTAATTACTCTGCTGCTAACTTAGATGCTATCTATAATGGGTGGTCAACTCAATCAGTACAGCCTAATTTAACAATATCTTTTGATACTATTAAATACACAGCAGCAGGACAAACAGGTAGAGATACTTTAGACAACGCGCCAAATAATTGGACAATAACAGACGGTGGAATATAATAAAAATTTATGCACGAAATAAAATACCCTATAGAAACTACTTACTTTATTGCTTACACCAATACAGATATTTTTGGCTATGGCATAGTTAATTCTGACAACGTAATGACAACAGGACAGCCTTTGCTTTACACTACATTAATTGAAGCGGATTGGCTTGCAGAGTTGCTTATAAAGTTTCATACTGTGCCAGATTTAACAAAATAAAAATATAGCAATATATATGAAAAACAACTTAATAAGCATATCATTAGCAACGGCTACAGCACCAATAGTACAAGAGGCTAGAGGTAAGGACTGGATTGAATTTTCAGGTGGTGATGAATGGAAAAACCTATACCCTCAGTTTCTTATTGACCTTTACTACAACTCTAGTACCCATAGTGCTATTATAAATGCTACAGCTGAAATGATTGCAGGAGAGGACTTGTATGTAGAAAATGAAGATGAGAATTTAGAGGCTTATGTTAGACTTAAAAAGTTTTTAAGACACGCTAACGGAAAAGAATCTTTACATCAAGTAGTTAAAAAAGTAGCCTTTGACTTTAAGCTACAAGGTGCGTACGCTTTACATATAATCTGGAATCAAGAAAGGACTGAAATTGCTGAAGTTCACCACGTGCCAGTAGAAAGAGTAAGAGCAGGAATACCAAACCCATTAGGGCAAATAGATTCTTATTTTATTAGCTCAAATTGGAGTGATGTTAGAAACCACCCACCACACGAAATAAAAGCATTTAATAGGCTAGATAGAACTTCAGCTAGTCAGTTAATATATACAGGCTCTTACAGTCCTAATATGGACATATACCACACGCCTGATTATATAGCAGGTTGCAACTGGGCATTAGTTGACCAAAGAGTAGCTGAGTTCCACCTTAATAATATACAGAACGGATTTAGTGGGTCTTATTTCATTTCCTTTGCGAATGGCATTCCGACACAAGAAGAAAGATTTCAAATAGAACAAAGCCTTACTGAGAAATTTGCAGGAGCTAAGAACTCTGGCAAGTTTATTTTAACATTCTCAGATGATAAAACTAGAACACCTGAAATAACTCCTATTGCAGTTTCTGACGCTGACAAGCAGTATTTAGCTTTACAAGAGCTTTTGGTTACAAACATTTGCAGCGCCCATAGAATAACTAGTAAAACCTTAATGGGCATAGATACATCTAATGGTTTTTCAAGTAATGCAGACGAACTTAGAAACGCTAGTAATTTTTATCATAATACTGTTATACGCCCATTCCAAACGAACATACTAAATACTTTACAGACTATATTCTCTGTAAATAATATGGACTTTGAAGTTGACTTTGAGCAATTAAGACCTATAACAGTAGAGTTTGATTCTAGTATCTTAAAAGAAGTAATGACACAAGAAGAAATTAGAGAATCAGTAGGGTTGCCACCATTACAAGAAACAGAAGAAACAGTAAATGAAGAAGCTAACCTTAGTAAACTTAAAACTTTTAATAAAATAGGAACGGTAGATGGTAAGCCTGTTTTTAGCACAATAGAAGAGGCTGTAGCCCACGCAAAGACTTTAGGCTGTGAAGGGTATCACGAGCACGATTTAAACGGTATAACTTCTTATATGGCTTGTGAGCAGCATTCTGAAGCAACTGATTTAACAGAAGTAACTGAGCTTACTAAATTCATACAAGAATACGGTGAGGATATTCCAGAAGATTGGGAATTAATTGATGAGGAAAATTCAAGTGGTGAACACCAAGACTTTGATTTTGAAAAAACCTTAAATGAAGCAGCTAATGAAAAGACTATGTTAGCTTCTACAGGAAAGGCAATACCTAGCAGAAAATCTGACCAAGATGGACAATCAAAAAAGACAGGTGATTATTTTAGAGTTAGATATGTTTACGAGCAAGATAACTTTTTACAAAACAAATCAGGTCAAAAAAGAGATTTTTGCAGACAAATGATGGGTGCTAATAAACTTTACAGAAAAGAAGATATTATTAATATGGGTAGCAAAGTAGTAAATGCTGGTTGGGGCCCTAAAGGTGCTGATACTTATTCAATATGGCTTTACAAAGGCGGTGGTAACTGCCATCATTTCTGGTTAAGAAAAATCTACAAGACTACATTAGGACAATCTAGAACTACAAAAATAGAAGATGCTGATGTAATAGGTTACACAAAAGCAAGGTCAGAGGGGTTTACTCCAAAAAAAAACGACAGCTTAGTAGCAAAGCCACCAAAGAGAATGGCTAATAAAGGGTTTTTACCTAAATAATTACCTAAATAACTAAAAAACAATGGCATACGTACTTTTAATATCAGAACAAAAACTCAAAGATTCTACGGCAATTAACTTAAATGTAGATGTAAATATTTTATTACCTTATGTTCTACAAGCTCAAACACTTTATATAGAGCCTAAGCTAGGCACTCAGTTATACGAACATATCAAAGGGCTTATACAAGCAGGAACAATAGGCAATGTAGGTAATGCTGCTTACAAGACTTTACTTGATGATTATATTTCTTTTGTGTTAGTTAACTATTCTTTTTACCACGCTATTCCTTATTTAAGATTTAAAATTGAAAATTCAAACATCTACTCGAAGACTTCTGAAAATGGAACAGCTTTAAGTACAGAAGAAGCTCAAAGTTTGCGTGAAGAAATAAGCAATACGGCACAATATTATACTGAGCGACTTATAGAATACATTAGAAATAATACATCTGACTTCCCTGAATACTCTACAAATTCAGGCGCTGACGTGAATCCAGACAAAAATGCCTATTACAATGGTATGAATCTTGAAAGACCAAACCAACAAGGCACTAGATTAACATTACAAAACTTTTTAACTCCAGGACTTAATTAAAAAGAATTAAAGAATCAATGAATACAGATACAAAAAGCAATTTGAAAAAACACTTGAAAACACACTACAAGCCAAAGCCAATTAATGTAATTAAATTAAAAATTTATTTAGAAAGTAAATCAACAAATGACAGACTTAAAAGACACAGTACAAGTAGCCCTAGCAAATAGCACGGCAATAGGTTTAAGCATAACTGAATGCAACCAATATCTAACTCTAATTTCTTTAGTGTTAGCAATATGTTTTACTATTTATAAATTTTATAATTATGAAACAAAAAAATAAATGGCTAATAAACTTGTTACAAGGGCTTATAAACCTGTTAAAAGGAAAAGACCAGGAGTCCATTCTAAAAACGCCAGTAGAAGTCAAAACGCCTACAAAAAAGTCTACAGAGGTCAAGGAAACTAACCCTGCTATTAATCTGCTTATTATTAGGGATACTTTCACACAAGACTCTACAATAGGTAAACTTTTTTTTAATGGTGAATTTTTTTGTGAAACGCTTGAGCTTCCTTATTTAGACAATCAAAGAAGAATATCTTGCATTTCTGCTGGGCAATATCTTGTTAGGTTAAGATACCCTAGAGAAAGTGCAACAAGAAACTATTTACATCTGTTAGTTCAAAATGTGCCTGATAGGGATTATATTTTATTTCATATAGGCAATAAACCTGAAGATACCAACGGTTGTATTCTAGTGGGTTTAAAGCGTCAACAAGACTTTGTTAATAATTCTAAAAGAGCAATGGACTTACTTATGAAAAAAATTATACATTTGGGCGGTAAAAATATAAACTTAATAATTAAAAATAAATAAATAAATAACTAATAAAAAAAGAAATTATGAAAGAATTTGTTTTAAAACAAATATTTAAGAGCAAGAAATTTTGGTATGCTGTAGGGTCAATATTGATACCTGCAATTGCAACTTATTTAGGCGTTTCTGAGCAAGTAGCTCAAGAAATTTTTTACGCTGGAATGGCATTAATACTTGGGCAAGGAGTTGCCGACATTGGAAAGAAATAACCGATATAGGTTAAAGCCACACGAAATAGTGGCACTACAAAAAATGAGGGAATTCGAAACTAGAAACGTTCTAGTTATCGGAGACCTTCACGAACCATTTTGTCTTGATGACTATCTACAATGGTGTATAGAACAATACTATATTTACAAGTGTA